TGAAAAAGAAGTTCTTCAATGGTATGTTGATATGAACGCTGGTGGAACGCCACATACAAATGAAGAGATTGAACGAGTAAAACAGATGATTGAAGAGTTATAATGTAAATGAAAAATTGCTTTCAACGGAGGTGAGAATATGAATTATAGTAATTTATTGAAAGAAAAAGGATTTATTTTAAATACTTATCCAGAAGGAAAATTCTGGGAGTTGGTTATAACAGAGGACGAAAATAAGAAAGAACATATTTGTAAAGTATTTGGAGCTGACATTGAGTTATTTGACTCAAATACAACAGATATTGATACACTTATATTGCAATGCACAGAGAACTTTACAAAATGTCTTTTTTACTATGATTGCAATCCATTTGATATGGAAACTAAAACATTTATGAAATGTGTTGATAATATATAAGCGATGAAAGATTGTTTTCATGTAAGGGATGTGATTTATATGACGTATGAAGAAATGATAAAAATTAAACATTTACGAGAAGTGACTTCTGTTATGGTTGAAGAATCGTCAAATGGAATTGAATGTACTAAAAATAGATTTGGTAATAGAACAATGGAATGTTGTAAGAATATAGAATTTGAGAAAATCGAATTGTCAAAAATTGATAATGATATTCCTAAGATAAGAAAAGAATATTATGCACGAAAATTATGGGTGATGTTTTAGATAAAAATGAAACAGACATTTCAAAAAAGGAGAAAATGCATGTAAACATATTTGAGACAAAATCGGACGAGGAATTGATTGAATTATATCGGCAGTTTTTAGAAGCAGAAAAATCAGGAGGATTTCCTGACGACACGGAATTAGGAATCATTAAAAAACAATACAAAAATGATTTTGGAGCTAATACAGTAATTATGCTTCAGATTGAATTAACACATAGCATAGCAGATAGATGGTATAATGAAAAGTTTTCGATATAAATGAGGAAATATTATGATGACAGTAGGAGAATTAAAAGCTGCATTAGAAGATTATGACGAAGATCTTCCGGTATGTGTTGGAATGATTCAGACTTATGGTTCTAATTTCGCTACAGAACTTGATGATATAGATGAACTAACGGTAGATGATTGGGAATATGGAGAGGAAAAGAAAATAGTTCTAACGCAAGGAAGTCAAATTGGAATTGTTGAATATGGAGAGTAGATAAAGGGGTGGTTTGATGGACAAATCTGAAATGACAACAAATGAAGTTGTAAATCTTCTAATGAATAAAGGAAACGAGATCGACAATAAAATTATTAATACTATATCAGAAGTTCTTAGAGTTGGATATGAAACCGAAAGAGGTAAGGAATGTGTAAAAGATCTAAGAGATTCAATAGAATATACGCTTGATGAAATAGAAAGAATTTTGAACCGATGAAAATTTAGTTTCATTAATCATAATAGAAGGAATTAGTTAAATGCTAGTTCCTTTTTTTGTTGCAAAAATTCAGGAGAATAATATGTTAGGAGGTAGATTTTTATGACGAATACAAATTTAGCAACGGTTATTCCTTTTTACAGAGAGAAAAGCAGTTTACATTCTTTGGAAGTTGATGGAACAGAAGTTCAGAAATTTATAAAAAAACCACCAATATCAACGAAAATGGAATGTCTTTATAACGAGAAACAGATTAGACTTGTGCATAAAATACTTGCAGATAAGGTTAAAACAGCTACGACAATCAACAAAGAGAAAGTAGCAATGAGAAATCTTACAATGTATATCTGTGGAATCAACATTGGTTTACGTGGTGGAGATTTTTGTAGTCTTAAATGGAATCAGGTGTTTGATGACGGTTGGATTATTAAAAAGAAAGAATCATTTGCTCCCGAAAAGACAACTAAGAAAGATGAGTATGGAAATATTTTTAAAAGAAAGATCATCACATTAAGATATGATAGTGATTTTCGTATGGCAATTACTAATTGGTATAACTGGCTAGTAGACCATAATAAAGAACCGAAATTAGATGACTATATCTTTCCTTCGAATAAAAATGAATGTATGACGGAAAAATCATGGTATAAGGTAATGGAAACTACAAGAAAAGAAGCTGGGATCAAGCAAAAGATAGGCACACACGGACTAAGAAAGACTTATGGACATTCGTATTACCTTGCAGCAAAGGACAAATCACAAGCTCTTGTACAACTTATGATGATATTTAGACATGCAGATATGAGAACCACATTGGATTATATTTGTATTTCTGATGAAGAAATATTTGAGAACCAGGAAAGAATGTGTTTATTTTCAAATGGTGAAGACGATTTTGTGTTGAATAATTAAAAGACGATACTTATTCAGTATCGTCTTTGTTATTAACTTTTTCATCAAAAAGTTTTTCAATTTTCCCATCAACATAGGCACGTAAAACATTAGAACTAAGTAGTTCATCAATAATATTTTTTGTATCAGGCAAAGTTGTTATTTGGTATGGATCAGGTTCTTTGGTTGTAAGTTCTTTTAATCTAGGCTGTCTACCATTCATTAGTATGAGTTCTAACAGTTTATCTTTTTCGCTTGGTTCATCGTTTATGAAAAGATCGTTTGGTGTACAATGGAAAATTTCACATAGTTTTTCTATATTCTCTATTTTAATAGATTTTACAGAACCGTCATACAATGAATAAATATATTGCCTGGACATATTAAGCTCTTTGGCAAGTCTTATTTTTGTGTAACCGTTTTGATCTGCTAGATTTTTTATACATAATTTCATAGAATCCCTCCAATTTATTATTATGTAGAGGATATAATGTAATTATAACATAACATTAAAAAATGTAAACGTTAAAAAATATGGACAAATATGTAATTTTATATTGACATAACGTTATTTTGGGATTACAATAAGAGCATAAAAAGTAAACAAAAAAAGACACAATGTTAGTTGTAGAGTACATATTAAGAGAAAGGAGGACTATATCATGGTACAGCGTGGAGAAATTTATTATGTTAATCTCGGTTCGAATCTGGGGAGTGAACAATCGGGGTATAGACCTGTTCTTATAATTCAAAATGACACAGGGAATAAATATAGTCCTACAACTATCGTTGCGACATTAACATCTAAGAAGAAAAAATATTTACCTACTCATGTGTTTATTAAAAAAGATTCTTGTAATGGCTTGGACTCAAATTCTACAGTAGAGCTTGAGCAGATAAGAACAATAGACAAAAAGAGATTAGAAAACAAAGTCGGAAGACTAAGCGAAAATGATCTCAATAAAGTTTTAGAAGCAATAAAAACAAGTTTAGCATTACTGTAAGGAGGACGAGAGAAATGAGAGAAACTTTTGAGTGCATGGACTGTGATAAGGCAATTGAGAAATTACAGAGATTAAAAAAGGAAAATAAAAAACGAAAAGTAATCGTTTGTACGATTGATTTTGATTCAGATGAAGAGTCAACAAAGATTACCACACCGGAAGAAGGTTGTCTGCTTGTCAGAAAATCCAAGACGATTATTATGAATGAAGATACTTATATTCCTCATATGCAATTGTTTTCAATGGAACAAGATATAAAAAATATCCTGCATGAAGGCATTATGCATGACATAATCTTTGGTGGATAGGGTGTTTTTATTGGACAGATCATATAATATTGGCACTATTTACTATATAGTCCATATATATTAAAAAGGAAATTGTTCGAACGCAATCGAACAGATGTTCTGCAAAAGTATTGACAACGAACAGACGTTCGGTTTATAATCGAACATGTAAGGGAAATAAAAAAAGAGAGAAAGCTGATTATGATTTGGCGATCACAGCTTTCCCTCAAATACATAGCACAAGATTTCAAAAAGACTTGAAATCCAAAACACATAAATATGTTTGGCGACATATCTATGTGCTTACATTATTGCATATCTGACGTGCGATAGTCAAGTTTTAGATAATCTTTTTAATAATTTTCCCATTAAATTTTTATAAACAGAATAAGGTATGTTTTTTGTTCTATAAACATAGAACATACGTCAACTTCTAATTTT